TTGCCGGCGACTAGGTCGCCAGCAGCCAAGGCGGTCGAACCGTCTGCCTGCTTAATGGCCACCGCGCCACCGCTGTTGATATTGAGGGTGGTTGCCCCGCTATTCGTATTGGCCGGGATGAGAATCAGCAGCTGGCCGGCAAAAGGCGGGGCAGAGGCCACGGCCGTGATGGTGTTCGTGCCTGACACGCTCGAAAGCGCCAGGTTGCCAGGGGATCCCAGAATCTGCCTGAAGCTGGTGCCGTCGTAGTAGAGCAAGGTGGGCCGGCCTGAAATCAGGTCGCCCACGGCCGGGTCGGCAGAGCCATCCGGGCCTTTGATGCGCTTATCCCCAACGCTGTCCAGGTTGAGGTTTACGGTGGTGCTGGTGCTGGTGCTGCCTGGAATCAGGCAAAAGAACTGCCCAGAAGCCAGGGTCACACCAGAATTTGCCGTGATGGCGTTGGCGGTGCCGGCGACCGAAGACAGAGGAAAGATGCCATACTTGCCCGAGGCCAGCGCGGCTAAAATGTCGGACGCGCTGGGCGCCTGGGCCGTGGAATCCTGGACCCCATTGGTGACGTGGACAAAGCCGGTACCGGTCGGAGTGGAGGCGCCGCCTCCGGTGCTGGGGTCTTTCGTAAAGCCGTCGTTCTGAATGCCCATCTTACGAAACCATCCGTCCGATTACGAGTGCGTCCACCGTCGAGGCGCTGCCGCTCTCGTTGAGGCCCTCCAGCCGAGCCCAGGTGCCCACAACTTCGCAGGTGAGAGCATCGCCAATCGCGCTGGAAACCAGGGTGGAAAAGGTGAGCGACTTGCTCAAAGGCACGAACGTGCCCGCGCTATTCTTGTAGCCCTGGACGATGCGGAACGACATCACGTAGGACGAGATGGCCTCGACTCCGAGTCGAGCCCAACCCGTCGGGTCAAACTCACCCAGGTTGACCCATGTGGAAGATGCGCTGGCAATGTTGGCCGGCTGGGCGCTTCCACTTGCAGCAAGGCCGGCCCCCGCATCGACCATCGAGATTTCGCCGCTTTTGTAATGCAGCAGCATGCTGGTAAAAGACTTGTTGTTCAAGGGGCCTCCTACGAGTTGGATTCTCTAAACTTGCTGTCCTTGATCCAAGCGACGTGTTGAGCGGTGAGAATCAGCGTGTCCCACTCCCACCACAGCGGCCAATCCGTGGGCACATTGCCAGAAGAGCCAACTCCCTCGTCGGGAGAGGTGAGGGCCACCCGTGTCACGTCAGGGCTGGATGGATTCGTGAGGTCAATCAAGGCGTAGCAGACACGCTTGAACTGGCTGTCAGTCGCCGGGTCGACTTTCTTCTGCTCGCCCACCATTACCAAAACGAATGGGTTGCCGCTGGCGGCGTCTAGGCAGCCTTTCATTCGAGGGGGCCCGAATGCATAGGGGTCCCACAGTTGGTCCCCGGCTTTCCAGCCCAGCGTCAAGTTGTCACTCGGCTGCAGCTCGCTGTAACTCCCGAGGCGAACCGTGGAAAGAACGCTCAGGTCGCCGCCCGAATTGAGGATCTCCAGGTGGGGCGTCGGGTTGGCTCCAGCCCCATCTGCATGCAGGTCGCGCAGCAACAGCACCAGGCCCTTGTCGTCAAAGGCCATGGGCTTCTGGACGTTGTTGCCTACGGGAAGAGTTTCGATTACCGTGACCGTGGTGGTTGGGGCGTCACCAATCGCACCCCCGCCGGTGCCAATCGTTTTCACATAGGTGGAGCCGAGGGTTCGGGAAATATTTTTCTCTACCACCGTGCCGTCGAATCGAATTCCAAATAGCCACGTTTCCCACTCGATGGCCAGGCGCTGCTCCCAGATGTTGACGATCTGAGTGTGCTCGCCCTCGTCGTGGGTGGAGTAGTTTCTGACGCGCAACTGGTCCGGCAGGTCCGGGTATCCAATATCGACGCAGGCCACCGACTCTGTGTAAATCCCGCTATCAGCGGGCACATCGGGCATGGAGCCATATGGCACAATCGTGTTCTGGCTGAAGCCGGATTGCGAGAAGCTGACTCCTGTGCAGTCGTTATCCTCGGAAAAAAGATACGAGTATGTCTGGATAGTTGGCTCGCTGCCAGTCAGGTCGTCGGGCCCGGAGGCGTGTGAGTAGCCTCCGCCAATGAGCTTTTGTTTGGGCACCAGAGCACATAGCCAGGTCGTATCTTCGCCTGCACTGTTTCGCTCGACGATGATCCCGCCGCCCTCGTTGCGAAGGTCCGTGGGCCAGTTGCGGGCCCCGGTGTCCGGGTTGACCGCCAGCGCATTCTCTAGCGTGTCCAGGCGCTTAAGATTCGGCCCGGCCGCCGGCAGCAGAATGCAAGTCGTGTTTTTGAAATGAGCCCACTCTGATTTGGTCTCACCGCCGGCCTGCACCCCGCCCAACCAGTAGCCGGCCGACCACGGGAAGCTGGTGCTATAGGACAGATCGTGAGTGGCGGCCAGCACCTGAGCCTTCATGTAGGTCCCGGCCTCTGGAAGCAAGTCGGGGTTGGACACGGCCACATAGGTCTTGCTTAACAGGATGTCGCCCGCACTACCATCGGATGGGTTGACGGTGCGCACGCAAAGATGCGCTTGCTCCCACTGGGTGGAGTCCAGCACGTTTAGGATTCCACCGGACACTGCCAGCACTGCCTGATTGCCACGCCACGGGCACGGCCCGCCGGTCTCAGAGCCGAAAGCGAGCGTGTCTGAAAAGGCGGTTGGACCGCCGTCAACCAAGTAGGCCGCGTCAAAGGTGGACTGGCTGGACCAAGCGCCCGTGGACTGGTCCATTTTGAGAAAGTCCACCGTGGCCTGTCCGCCCGCGCTGGTAGCAGGGTGCGCCGGGCAGCACAGATAGCTCTGGATCTCAGTGGTAAGGTCCTCCAGTGTCACGGTGAAGGAGTGGAGGGAAACATTTGCCAGATTCAGGCCACCGGAGGCTGCCCGGCTAATCGAACTCGTGTTGTAAAGGTCCTGAGCTGCCGCTGAGAAAATGGTACCAGGAGAGGTGCTGGTCGGGCTTGGTAGCCCGTGAATCCAGCCATTGAGCTTGTCGGCGAAAAATCTGGCCGGTAGCGGGTAATCAGGATTCGTCCAGCCACCGGAAGTCAGGCCATCCTGAGCGATCCACAGATTGACCTGGTCGCTCACCCGCCACGCACCCAGGCACAGCCCCGTGTCGCCGGCGTCATTCCGCGGCCAGCAGGTCACGAATACATCCACGGCCGCGCCAACGCTGGCGTCACCGGTCGTCCAGTCTCGAAGAGGGGCCTTGAAGCGGGCCAGGCCCAGCGGGCGCAACCCGGTGTTCAGGGTTCCGCTCTCGACATCAGTCGGTAAATCCCAACTGGTGGTTGTGTTGCGCGGGTCGAGCAGCGCCGGGTCGAGCTTTCCGCCGACCGCATTCTGCCCAGGCCCGGCCTGAGACTCCAGCCATTCCGTCACCGCAGCAGCAGCCTTAAAAGGCGTATAGGTCAACCGGCGGCGGCCAGACGATCCTCGGCTATCCAGGATGAGCATCTGGCGCCGGCCGTTGCCGTCCACCGTGGGACAGACAAGGACCTTGTCACCGGCCGAGACAATGTCGCGGGCCACGGTCGCCTGGTCGGTGTAGGTTTCTCCATCCAGGGTGAAGGACGATCCTCCGAGCGAATCCGCCCAAAAGGCCTGGTCCTTACGGGCTATGGAAACCCCCGTCAGCCAACTTGCAAGGGATGCGGCCGACGTTCATAAACACACAGGAGAGACCGGCGCCTCCGGTTCTGCTACCCGCGATGGATGGAGAGTCAGAGAAAGATTCTCCTACTGCCTTGATTCCGTTGCTCGTCACAATTCCAGTGCTCACAGGTGCCGTGTTCTCGGACTCAAAGAGCGATTCGAATCCATCCATTAGACCCTCCAAAGAACCAGGGAAGTTGTAATGCTGCCAATGTCGTGCGTGATTTCCATCACCTTGTAGGTGGCCGTGACCGTCTCGCCGGCCTCATTCAAAACGTCATAGTCGAAGTGCTGAAGCGGCCTTACAGACACATCCAGTTCACCGTTCATCTCGAGGTAGTCGCCGGGGCCGTTCTCCTTGGCGAGGATGTAAGGGTATCGCGCGGCCGCCCAGGCGGAACCGGGGAACAGTGGGTCAATGAGTGACTTTGTGCTTGGCCAGGCTCCGAGTGCGCTGTTGTAGCTTTCGGGGTCTTCCGGGTCCGCATTGGATGGCGGGTAGAGGAAGGCCAGATCAACGCCAGCCGGCAAGCCCTCCTCGCCGTATGGAGTGCCCATCACCTTGAGGATGGCTTTGATCGGATAAGGCACACCGATGTCCTTGCAGACGACCGTCATGTGCGTGGCCGGTTCAGTTCCTGTGGCCGGGTCAGTGCTGACGTAATCGGGATCGAAGCTCAGGAAGGCGAGCAACCCGCCGCCGCTGCCCGGGTCTCCATCAAAGAAGGCAACGGCCGCGATGGCGCCCAGCAAGTCGGTCTCGACAGCTGCTGGGCTGATCATCGGAGCGGTCAGCGCTTGAATGTAGGAGTCAGCGTGGTCAAACTCATACTTCTGCTCGTTGCCAGCGGGGATGGAAGAGCGCTTGCCAGTCTGCAGGCCCGTGTAGATTTTGCTATTGTCTCGGTGCCTTCGTAGGTTTTCCCACTCGAACGAAAGGGGGTCGGCGCTGGCTTCCCAGAGTGAGCAGGTTACCGAGCCGTCAATTCCAACCACTCGATCGGACGCTGAGACTTCCGCCAGCCTGGCGATCGCGGCCTCAAAGGTCTCCCCCTTGACTTCTTCCTCGCCGATATACCATTCCAGCAAGCCCGAGTAGGTGATGCCGGCTCGCGTGGCCAGGGTGGACAAGAGCGTGGTGCTGGTGGTCGCCTTGAAGGACGGGAAGCTGTTTTGTGCTTTTGCCGCCTTGAAGGTGGTCAGATCACCGCCAGAAAGCTTGGTATTGTCGGGGTCAGCATCGCTCGCAGGGTCGCCTTGATCAGCAGGGCCCAGAACCAGGTCCGACTTTGTCAGCGTGTTTCCGTAGCCATCGGTGATGGAAATGGCGTAGGTCGAGGTCAGGGAGTGGGCGATGTTGGGGCGCCCGTCCACCGTGGCAGACCATTCCCATCCGCCGTCCACTTTCCAGGACAACTGTAGGCTGTTGCCATGGTCCAGAGACACCGAACCGGGCCCTGTGAGAGTCGAAACAACTCGATTCAAAGGGCCTCCTGGGGTTAGACGCTGGTGAAGGAATACTCGTCCATCGAGATTTCTACCGACCACTTGCCAGTGCCACTGATGGGCTCAGACCGGAACGTGATGATGGCCCCCTCCCAGGTGTTGCCCTGGAAGTCCACCAGCGTGTATTTCTCAGCATCGGCGCCGTCGCTGGCGGTCTCGTGGACAGTCTTGATGGCCATCACCTCAGAGGTGGAAAAGCCCTCACCGGAAAACGTGACGCGCCCGACCGGCGCAACCTGGTCAAAACGCCGGACGGTACCAAAGGAATCGGAGCCGCGCTTACCGTTTCGAACGATGATTGCTTTGGAAGAGTCGATGGAGGGAATCCACTCGTAAAGAGCCATCTTGCCTCCTATTTGCCGGTCATGCGTTTGCGACGGGCCACTCGATTGAGCACGCTCTTGACGGCCGCGTTAATCTCGGGCTCTGAGGCTTCCATCTTGGCACCATCCACGTAGATCGAGACCGTGGTCTGCCCACCCCCGCCAGCACCCTGGCCGCCGCCCGCTCCGCCGCCGATTCCAAGATTCGGGTCTCCGCTCAGGCGCTTTTTCTCGCGTTCGTTCTCGTTGATCCGGCGCGAAATGTCTTGGGCCTGAGCATTCGGGCCTTTGGCTTCAGCACTCACCTGGCTCTGAACGTTACGGAAGCGGTTCACCTGGTTTACGGGGCCGGCCGTGACCTTCTTCAGGTCTTCATCCAAGTTGAAGCCGCCGAGGCTGAACGAGCCAGGCCCACCAAAGGCTTGCTCAAAGGTTTGCAGCGGGCTGTTACGGCCGCCAATGCGATCAGCAAACTGCTGATACCGCTTCTCCTGGTCGCCCAGGGCCTTATCGGTCGCCTGAGTTTGCTGGTCCAAGGCCTGCTCGCGGGAGAGGGTCTCCTGCTTGATTGCAGCGTCCTTCTTGAGTTGTGCGGTTTTGTTGATGGCCTCAATCGCAGAGGCCTCGCCACTTGCAGCCTCAATGGCTGCAATGCGCTCCTGCTCAATCTGGGCCAGCTTCTGCTGAAAGATAGCCTTCTGGCTGGCCAGGATTTCCCGGTCAACCTTTTCGCCGTTGGCCTTGCGGGCCTGGAGAATCTGGAGGTCCAGCTCGGCATTTGAAAGCTGCTGGGCCGAAATCTGGGCAGCCTGGGCGTTCTTCTCAGCCGTGATGTTCTTCTCGATCTGCTCTTTTTGCTTGGTAAGCTGGTTGATCTGATTCTGCGCCTGAGCCTCGGAGATGAGGCCAAGCCGGCGGCTGGCGTTGGTCGCGGCTAGGCCGCGGTTCACAGCATCTAGCTTCTGCGTGTTGTTGATGGCGGTGGCCAGCGCGGTCTGGATGTCCTGACCCAACCGCTCGTAGTTTTTGCGCAGCAAGGCGGTTTCGGCGTTCTTTTGCTGAATGCCGTTGTCGACCCGGAACCGCTCAAGCTCTGCCTGGATGGCCGGGAAGGTCTTGAGGAGGTCCTTGTTCTGCTCTGCCCAGGCTTCCACACGCGCCCTGGCGGCCTCAATGGCCTGCACCAGGGCCTGCGGGTCCTCGAAGGCCTGAGCATCCTTAATCTCGGTTCCAGCCGCCTTGGTTACGTTCTGGAATTGCTTCTGAGCGATGCTCGCCCGCTTCTCCGCGATGGACTTCTGCAGCTCAGCCTTTTTGGTCAGCAGTGAGGTTTCTTCGTCGCTGCCGGCCTTTACAATTTTGAGCTGGTCCTGAACGAACTTCAGCTCCTGCTGGAGTGTCTGGTCGTTCAGGGCCTTTTTGCGTTCGAAAGCGTTCTTGTTGATGTCCAGCTGCTGCTGCACGCTGGCCTTTTCCAGGGCGGTGCGCTCCTGGACGAGCTTGATCTGCTCGGTGATAGCGTTCTTCTGGACCTGGCTGATATTGGGGTCCCGCAACTTCGCAACAAGCTTGTCCAGGTCCGAGGTGTTGATGCCACCAACCTTAGCGTTGCTTTTGATTTGCGAATTCACCTCGGTCAGGGCCAGAGCCAGGCTCTTGGCCGTTCCAACCGACTTGCTCAGGTCAAGGAACTCGCGCAGTTGCGAACTGGCCTTGGCCGCCTTTTCCAGCGGTTCGGCGAAAGCTTCGAAGGCTTGAACAACTCCAGCCACAGCGAACTTGGCCTGGCCCAGCCGGTCGATTTCCAGCTTGGTGCTCTTGGTGGCCGTCTCAAGCTGCTCCATCTGATTCGTGGTGATGTCAATTTCGACACCATATTCTTTGAGTTTCGCCACTGCGTTCAAGAAGTCGCTGGATTGGCCACCGGCTTCAAAGGCGGTGCGAGCCTCAACTAAGAGCTTCATTCGCTCGGCTGCTTGGCCGGATCCGGCTTCAAGAGCCTTGAGCTTGGCCTTGAGAGACTCGGTGCTCTCGCCCGCCTTGGAGAACGACTGCACGATCTGCTCGGCGCTGAGCTTCTTGAATGCTTCGTTGAGCTCGTCGAACTGCTGGTGCGACTTGCCCATGATGTCGATCGTGACGCCGGACTTTTTGCCGGCCTCATTGAGGGTCTCGATCGTGCGCTTCAACGTGGTGTTCGCCTGGGCAAACTTGTTGGCGCTGGTGGTGATGGCGTCGCCGGCGGCAACCTGCTGCTTGTTGTAGTGGTCGGTGGCTATTGTCAGCACACCAACGGCAGCAGCAACTCCTAAGAGAATCGGGTTGGCCGCGGCGATACCCAGCAGCAGCGTCCGGGCCCGAATCGCTGCAGTCCCAACGAAGGTTAACGCTCCGCTCAGAAACCCGGAGGCCGTGCCCAAGGCAGTTGCTGCCACACTGCCTTGAATCATCGTTGCCGAAACAGTCAGCAACTGGGCCTGCACCAGAGCCAGGGAGGTCGATAAGCCAACGAAGCCGGCCAGAGCCAGGCTCACGCCAGCCACCACGACCGTAGCTCCTGCGATGATGGCTTTAAAGCCTGTGGGAATCGCATTGAGAGCACTCAGCAGGCTGCCGAGCGAGCGGGCGGCCAGGGTGGCGATGGGAATCAGGGTCGACCCAAAACCGGCGGCCAGTTGCGCGCCAGCATCACCCACGTTGGACAAGGCGCCGTTGAGGGTGTTGCTCTGGCGTTCGATGGCATCGCCATAGCGCAGGTTGATCAGGCTGATCAGCGCGTTGCGGTTCTTCTCGATTTGCGCCGGCGTGCGGGCCAGAATGCTGCCCGTCTTGTCCACCTGGAGGCCGAACTTCTGCAGGTCGGAGGTGGTGATGGCGTAGGTCGAGCGCAGGCTTTCGAAGCCCTCCAGAGAGCCGGCCGCAGCCTTACCAATCGCCAGGGTGGCCTCGCTCAAGCTGGTGCCCATTGCGGCGGCCAGGTTGGCGGCTACAGGCAGCACCTGCTCGGACTTGAGGCCAAAGCCTTCGAGCACAGCCGTAGCCTGCACGATGCCTTCCACGTCAAACGGGGTCTTGGCAGCAAAGGCCTGGGCAGCCTGAAACTTCTCAGAGGCGACCTGCACGGAGCCGGTGACGGCCACCAGTTTGGCCTGGAGTTGCTCAAAGTTGGCGGCCGTGATCAGCGCGCCCGCAGCTGCTCCACCGAACACAGCCCCGACGCCGGCAAAAGCCGCGGTCACGAGCTGGCCGACAGAGGCAAGGGACTGAAGGCGCTGGGCCTCGTTGTTCAGGGCCTGGGTGCGCTTCTGAATCTTATCGAGGTTCGAGGAAGCCGAATCAGAGAGCGTGGCAAAGCTGGCCTTGAGGAGGTTGTTGCTGGCGATGACGTCGCCGCTCTCCTTCTCAATGTCCTTGAGCTTCTTCTTGGCCGCTTCGAAAGCTTCGGTCTGGTCCGAGATATAGGACGCAGAGCCTGCCGCATCCAGAGACGCCTTGACCGCGTTCAGTTGGGTGAAAACGTCCTTGGTTTTGCCGGCCAGGATCCCCATCTGGGTCTGGGCAGCGGTCAGGCCTGTGAGCGCCGAAGGCGGGATGAGGTTTCCCCCAATGCCTTGACCCAACACGAGGGCCTGCTTTTTGATGCCCTCGAGCACGTTGTTGACGGAAGCGTCCTGCTTGGCGGAGACTGCCAGAATGATTGGGATCACTCGGAGACTCCCTTCAGGACACCTCGCGCGCGCATCTCAGCAAGGCTTTTGGGCCGAAGCTTTTTGCGCTCGGCGTAGTGCGATTTGAGTTCCTCGAAGGACATCGAGTCCTGAGGGTTTGAGGAGGCCGCGGCATGGCTGGGCTTATCCAGTCCCCAGTCGGGCTCGTTCGTGTCCGGCTTACCGCCTGCTAAAGCGATGTCGCGCTGGTCTTGGCGCCACTTGCTTCGCGCCACGAACGCCATAAACCGCGAAGCTTGGCGAGGAGTCCAGGTCGTCTCGACGCTTCTGGGGTCGAGGCGGTAGTGGTCCGCAATGGTGTGGCAGCATTCCCAGGCAAAGGCGCGAAACCGCTCGCGGTCCTCCAGGCTGAAACCGCCAGAAGAACCGCATACACTTTTTTTGAGTAGGCCGCATCCTCAAGCCCGTTTAGCTCGGACTGGAGCTCAAGAAGACGCTTGCGTTGCGTCAGTTTTAGGCCTGAAATGAAAGCAGGATCCGGAGCCGGTTTACCGTCTATCGGGTGTCGCAGGATGACCTCAAAGACGCCCTCAAGGGCCGCGGCCACCCGTTCGAAAACCTCGGTCATGCCCACTTCGCCAGCGACTTGCCATGCGGCAGTATCGGCGGCTACGCCGGCATTGATTGCATCCATGAACTGGCCGGTCTCGGCCAAGGTGTACTCCTCGAGCCGAAACCGGCGACCGTTCACGGTGCGTATGAGGGACTTCGCAGAGACGTCTTCCGACAAAGGTTAGGTCTCCTCGAAGTAGTAGCCGAAGGGGTAAGTCGGGTGCGTGGTATCCTCGACGGCATCGAACTGGATGTCATTGACGATGAAGTTTTCCTCGTCAAAGGTCAGCTTGATGGACCCGTTGATGACCGCCTTGGGCATATAGATGATCACATCTTTGCCAGTGGTGGGGCGGGTGTGAGTGAAGCGAATCTCCTTGGCCGGCAGCGAGAACTGAGTGCCCAGGTTGATTTGCTTACCGGTGATGGGCGTGTAGCCATAGGTCACGCGCACCGTCGCACCGCTGGGGATGTCGCCCGATCCAGTGACGATTCGGTAAACTCGGCCGTTGTTGGGGAACAGCAAGTATTTGCCGCTCGCATACGTGGTGTCCTCGGCAAGATTTTCGATGGCGGAGACCGTAAAAGTGCCAGCCACCACGCCCGGGGCGAGCTGGATGTATTCCAGTCCACTCACTGGATCCGTGGCGAAGGTGAATTCGGCGTTGGCTCCGTCGGCCACGGTCACCGGGCTGCCGGTTTCCGTGGTGATGCTCAGGCCGCCCAGGGCCATAGCCACGTTCTCAGCCTTCAGCTCAGCGTAGGAGCCCTTCAGCGAGGCGTTCAGTTCGGCGACGATCTGGCCCTGAAGCTTGCGGGGCACGCCGGTCTTGAACTTCTTGATGTCGTATTCATAGGTCCACTCGACGTTGCCTTTGAGGAATCCGATGTCGACACCATCGTATTCGATGGCTCCGGTTCCTAGCGTGACGTTGTTAAAATTACCCACGGCGGGTCTCCTCTCAAATGAAAAAGGCCCGCTGTGAAGCGAGCCTTAGAGTTGGTGGTATGTGCTTTTTTAGTATTGGGTGGGGTTGAGCATAGTTGTGAGCCTGAGCTTAAAAGCCGTGGCAAAAGAAGCGTATTTGGCGTTCTCCGTCTTCACATCGCCCCGATCGGTATCGGGGTCTAAAAGCACCCGCCACTTGGTTCCCGCGCTGTCAGTCCACGAGTTGAACCTGCACAGGAAACGATGCAATCCTCGGTATGTCCCGGACCCATTGCACCGCAAAAGAAGGTTGTTGTTGACCTCAGAGGCCGTTTGATAGCCGCCGCGCAGGCTGCTGGTGTAGAGGATGACGAAAAATTCGGGCTCTAACTGCACGTGGTTGCCGTTGCGCGTCGGATTGAAAGCCCCAGAGAAATCCACGGTGACACCCGGCTGGTTCTTGGCGGATGGCACCACGTCGCCGGCACTGGAGAACACGATGCCCTCGCAGTCCTGGCCGACTCCGTTTTCCGCCAGGATGGCTGCAGCTAAATCTCGCTTGAATTCTTCAATCACGTCAAAACCTTCGCGAGATAGCGGTTAACCAGGGGCAGAAACTCATCCTCAAGTTCCTGCTGGGTGGGCATGAAAGGCCTGGCGGGAATGTGGCCGCGGCCAAACTGGTGGGATGCGGCATAGACGAGGTTGGTGCCCAACTTGAAGCCGACTTTGCCGATCTCTTTGACACTGGACGGGCCCTCTGAGACAAGGCTTGCACGGAGGCGACCCGTGTCGAGTAGCGGCTTTGCGCCTTTGCCCTTTTTGCGGCGTAGTGCCAGGGTCCGCTTCGAGAGAGGAACCCAGCCGGGTCCGCTGTTCTGAAACTTCCGAATGAGAAGCTTCACGGCTCGGCCGCACAGCAAAGACATCAGCTCGGTCAGGTCGCCGAAGCGATCTTCAACCTTGCGGAATGCGTCTCCGAAGACCGCCTCGTTAAACTGAAACTTAACTTCAGCCACAGTAGTCTTCGCTCAAAAGGTCCCGTGGGTTATTTTTCACCCAGCCATCGAGCATATTGTTCCGGAGAATCCGGCTGTTCTCGATGATGGGGGTGGAGTTGCTGCTGTGGGCCCCAAAGTTCGCCGTTGAGGGCAGGTCAGGCACTTCCGCGGGGAGCGGGAGCCCGACATTGCCCTTGGCGATGTCCTTAAGGAGCTTAATCGCAGGCTCGTAGAGCGTCTTAAAGAGGCCGGGGGCTTCGGACTCTCCGCCACCTGAGAACGAGTCGCGCACCACAAAGGCGGCCGCGATGTCACTGGAAACGGAGATGAGCATGGCCGGCGGCGTGGCAATGGGCACGGTGTAGCGGGTGGAAATGTAGGCGTCTACAAGCCCATCCGCGTCTTCACACGCGCCGGCGATCGTTTCGTCGGTCAGTGTATCGACTTCAGCCGCAGGCAGGGCCTGCAACCGCTGTCTGACTTTGGTAGCGGTTGCGTAGGCCACTGCTTACTTGCCTCGCTTGCTCTTGGGAGAATCTTCAGGGGGAGCCGCCGCTTCGGCCAGTTCCCCGCCTTCGGCCGGCGCTTCCTCAGGGTCTTCCTGAGGAGCGTTTTCGGTCGAAGACAGCGCGGCCAGCATTTCGGCATTGTCCACCTGAGGGGGCTCGGCGGGAGCCAGCAGGGCGTGAGCCTGTTCCTCCAGTTGCTGCCGAAGAGATGCGATCTCGGCCTGGGCCGCAGCGAGCTGGGCATCCAGGTGCTCCGCTAGAATCGCAAACTCATTGGGAGCATTGAGGGACACCAGGGTGTAGCCAAGCTTTTCGGCTGCGGCCATGACCCGGTTGAAATCAGGCACATCCACCAAAAAGGCGGCCTCCCGCGCCTCCTGTTCGGCCGCAGACACGCCCGCGTCATAGATGCGAGCAATCCGGAAGCCCAGGTGGGTGACACCGGGCTGAGCCAATTCCAGGAGACGGGGAGAAGGGTCACTGACGAGATCGCCCGCGTTATACATGGTCGATTCGTCGGTGATGGGGTGGAGAATTTCGACAACCATACTAGGCAATCACTACTTTCGCCACGTTAGCGGGGAAGTAGAGCACCGGGATGCCGTAGATGCCGACGCCGTATTTGTAGCACGGAACTTCCTCGTTCTGGGTCTCGTCTTTGGCCCAGCCAAAGCGACCCGGACGGGGGTTCTCGATGCCACCGTTGCGCACGGTGGGGGTGGTGACGAACGCGCCCAGGGACTGGCCGCCGGGAGGGCTCTTGACCAGAATGACTTCGTCATCCTGGATGTAGGGGGTGAAGTTGTTGGAGCTGTCCAGGTAGCCCTCGTCATACTGGATGAACTGAACATCGCCGATCAGGGTGTTGAGAATGTCGCCGATGCTCAGCACGCCGAGCTTGGGAGCCATTCCGTTGGCCTTGACCAGGTCGCGCACAGTGGCGTTCTGGGCCAAGTAGGTGGCCACTTTGCGGTTGTAGTAAACGCGCAGGGGGCCGGTGCCTTTGCCGCGGAACTGGAGGGCCCAGGTCATCACGTTGGCGATGGGGTTGGCGCTGGCCACCACGCTCCACAGCGTTCCCGGACTGGAAATGCTCGTGGTGCTGTAGGTGACGGTGCGCTTGATGCCGTTCTCGTCCAGGGCCAGAGAGCCGCGGAACGACTGCCAGCGGGCCCATTCGATACGAGTGAACAGGCGCACGAGCAACTGCTCGGTGCCGTCATCGACCAGCGAACGACCGGCCAACTTGTCCAGAGTGCCGGCCATGCGGATGTTGAGGAAATCCTCTTCACCCAGGCGCTGGGACTCGGCGAAGTACATCGGCACTTCGCTGCGGTTGGCCAGGGTGCGCATCGCCAGCAGGGGAGCCTTGGTCCCCAGGGAGATGGCCGGAGTCATGCCGGTGATGGCGCCCTTCTCATCCCAACGGATGGTGGGGAGCGCGGACTCTTTCATGGGCAGCAGGTCGGCGCTTCCGCCGATCTGCATGTTCTCGTCCGGCTGCCAAGCGCGAACGAAGCCGTCGATGTAAGTTGCGCTGGGAAGCGCCAGGGAGTTGGGAAGATTCAAAGCCACGGTATTAGGCCGCCTTTCTCAAATAAAAAAGGCCCGGGTGAAACCGAGCCTTGTTTTGGGAAGCCGGCCTAATGAGGGCCGGGAATCACCCCTCTTGCGAGGGGCGGTAAGACTAGAACTGGCGCCATCCTGTGCCGGTGCACATCAAGCGCATCGCACCGTAGGCGGTGGAAATGGTTGCGGTCGTCGAGCCGTTGATGGTCTCGGAGCCGTAGCCATCCACCGTCACGTTGTAGGTATTGGCGTTGCTGGAGCCGCAGATGATGAGCGTATTGCCTGCGCCAAATTCGGCGGCAGCCGGCAGGTTAACCGTGCGAGCAGCCGTCAAGGTCGCCATCACCAGGACCTGCGAACCAATGGTCAGAGTAACGTCTGCATCGGTCCCAGTCGTGACGGTGTTGGCCACGCGAGGAGTGGGCCCGACAAGCACGGTGGCATTGAGGCCGCTGATTTCGTAGGCGCCCAGATCCTGGAGGGCTTTGGCGTCCATACCGACCAATTGGTCAGTTTTCAGGACGCCGAAGCCGCGGTAGATGCGGGCCTCGGTGGCCTGATTGAGATTGGTGCTGGCCGTGTCCACGTGAGTGGCCAGCACGCCAGCAGCAACCTCAGTGCCATCAGTGGCAGTGTTGTCGTAGGCAGCATAAAGGCCAGACGAGGTGACCTTGCCGACTACGGTTCCCTTGGCCAGGGTGACGCCCGACTTAACGGTGATGGGGTGGGCGAATTTGGGGGTGTGACCGTTCCAGACGATCTCTTTGGGGGTGTAGGTGGTGGAGATCACGGCTTACTTGCCTCCTTTGCTCTGCTGGCGAGCGCGGGCGGCACTAGCACCGTCTTCCGCGTCGGATTGGCCGGCACCATCGCCGGGCTTGCAACTGGTCTGCATGCCGCGAACGGCGTAGTCGACGAGAGCGGGCTGGCTGTCTTTGTAGGCCCGGTAGAGCTCGAGCTGCTCGTCAGAGAAGCTCTGGACCAGAGCCAGCTCGGCGTCACGCATCACGGGCAGGGTCTTGCCGGCCTCGCTGAACTCGTTGACGATTCCGGCCAGCTCGGTGAAGCGCATGGCCTGCTCTTGCTCGGCCTGCTTGGCCAGCAACGCGTCAATCTGAGCCTGCTGGGCCGCGGTCTTCTCGTTGAAATCGCGGGTCAGCTCGTCGATAGAAGTGAAAGAGGCCGCCGGAGCAGCCTCTTTGGTGTTTTCCGCCTTATCGGTGGCGGTGGTGGAAGTGGTTTCCGGCGGCGATTCCGCCTGTTTCTTGGCGTCTTCTGCCACGGGTTTGTCCTCCTCGGGTTTGTCTTGGGAAGGTTGATTGTCTTGGGGTGGAAGCTGTAGGGAGGCGGCGATCTGCTTGATAGCATCCGCTACGCCGGGGTCCATCAGAGTGAGTCCGCTGAATCCCACGGCCGAGTCCAGCAGGTAGGGGAACGGGGTCACCGCTACGTGGTGCAGGCTCATATCGGGGCGGTGGGAGATGCTCAGGCGGGTGAAGTTTCCGGCCTTGACGCCCTTGACGGCCTCGCTGCCACAGAACCGCAGCACGCCACGCAGCACGCTGCCCTCACGGAAAGCTTTGCGCAGATGGCCGGCGGTGTTGCGGGCACTGTGATTGTGGTCCAGTTGCACTGGCACGTTCCAGCCGGCATTTCCGGCGGGCTCGGTGACCGAAGCGCCCATCTTGTCCAGGTCGGCCTCGGTGTAGTTGCGGCCCTTATGCTTGCCGGTGCGGAACAAGCGGGCGGGGGTCTCCAGCCAGGGTTCCCCGTTGGCCTCGCCCTCCGTAAAATTGGTCTCGTCGAAGGCAATCTCGCCCTCGTCAAAAGTGATGAGGTCCATGAGAACGCCTCCAGCGGGAAATAAAAAAGGCCCGATTGGGCCTGTCTGTTAGTGCAAGATGATTTCGCCCGGGGGGTCCGGGTCGTCAGGATTCAGTTGTTCGAAGGTAGCCTCGGGCCAGGTGCGATTGACCAGGTCGAGGAACGAATCTTCACGCCGCAGAGCCTGCTGGGCGGTCTTTGCGGTTGGCACGCAGCCATATTCACCCGGGGGGAGAATGCGCAGGATGTCCAGAGCCAGACTGGCGCCGGAATACGAGCCATCTTTCCAAGCAAGTTCACCCAGGGGTGTTTGAATCGCCCAGTTAGCCATGCCTAGAACTCGTAGAGAGCAAGCAGGCCGTAAATGAGGTCTGCAAGCTCCGCGTCTTTCTCAAGGTATCCACTTGCACCGTAGTATACAGACTCCAGGCCCATAGAAAACAATTCGGTGCATTTTAGACCCTGGTAGATTCGTCCGAAGTAAGGATTCTCGAATCGATCCGGCTTTGCGACCTCATCGACTTTGTATCCTTGAATACCGGTCAAGTCCCGCATTCGCTGCAATCTCTCGCCAGCAGTTCGGCGCTCGCGGTATTTGTGAAGCAGGTCTTCCAGGTCAACCGTGCTTTTTGAGCCAATCTCTTCGAGCCAGTGGCCAACCTCGTGAAGGGTCCCCGCTTTGTCTTGACTCAAGAGAAAAGCGGCTCGACCGGGGAAAAACTTCTCCCGTGCGTTCGTTCTAAAGGTCACCGTGGCCGGCTGGCTTACGGTGGCTCGCTCCATAGCCTTCTTCCAGTCATCTGGTAGCACATTTAAGGGCCGAACCAGCGCCTCTTTGCCTTGCCTGGAACCCGAGGCAAACCTTAGATTGATGGGCCTGTCGGTAACCTCTCTGACTTGTGAGAGCACGCTTGTGATCGCCTTCTGGCGAGTCACTGCTTCCTCGTCGCGTAACGCGATGGCTTTGGTTTGGAGGATTCTAGCTTCGTCCAGAATCGCTGCTCTGGCATCCCGGAGCGGCTTCAGGATAACGTCCTGCTTCTCCTGAATCAAGGCCCGGCCGGCTTTGAATTGACGGTCCAGATCGCGAAAAAGTAGATCGTTGCCGTCCAAACTGGCTCGAACTCTGGCTGCCATCAGCTCTTTTTGCTTGGCTTCCAACCGCTGCAATTCTGGGTCAGCCGTCAGCTTGCGCATCGCAGCCTGGAGAGCCTCAGAGGACTTTTTCGCCTGCTCAAGGAGGGTCGAAGCGTGGTCGTCCAGGGCCTGCTTTCGCTCCTCGAATCCCTTGACTCCATTAGACTGCATAACTTGCTCGCGAATGAGCTTGCCGGCGGCCTGGAAGCCCTCGATCTTGTCCGTCTTGGAAGCGAACGCGGCTTTGACTTGCTCAGCTAAGGTCGGCGCTGGTTGAGGTGCTTCCGGAGGCTTCGGCTTCTTAGCTTGTGCCTGGCGAGCGGCTTTCTCCAGTTCTGGGACGCTGCCGAATCCAGCCTGCGCTGGTGGCACCCCGTCCCACGCCGCGAGTGCTTGCGTGATGTTCTTCGGTCCGTTCCCGGAAACGTGTGAGAACCAGTCGCGATTCGCTTTCGGGTCCCCGTTCTGCAAGTCTTCGAAATCAAACTCGTCCATCGGCGTCAGCACCGAGCGGCACTGGTAATGGAGCGGCGGGGTGTTGGCTGCCAGCCGGTCGTCATCCAGTTTCATCACCAGGCCGTCCCGGTTGCGGCACCAGGAGGTGGTGCGGGCGTCGAGGATGGCGTTGAACTGGACGGCCACGATGAAGCGGTTCGTCCGGTAGGTGTTGAGGATGCCCTGATTGTAGGCGGCCATCGACTCGGTTCTGACGATGTTCTCCAGGCGGGCCTTCGAGAACTTGGGGAACACGGTGGTGAGGGCCTGCATCACTTGCTGATTGCTGGCGCCGGTCTCCAGGCCGTGCACAATGACTTGCGTCACCTTGGCGTCGAGGTCACGGTGCCACTTTCCCTGCAGAACGGTGCGGCGGGCTGCCCATTCAATCGCTTCCTTGGGTTTCAGGGTGGTCCCCACCGGAGTGGGCGGCTCCATATTGAAGTTGCGGAAGCGCTTCTTCTTCAGTTCCTCGCGTGCGTCGTGCTGACCCCAGAGCCAGGCGGCCTCTACGAATTTGCGAACAAGCTCGTCGTGCTCGACCTGGCCAGGGACCACAACTGACGGATTCCCGCTGGCCATGGCCTGGGCCACGATTCTCTCCAGCGCCTGCAGCCGCTTGCCCTGAAGGTCAGCGAGTTCTCGGAGAATCCACCGCTCAAGGGCAAAGATGCTTTTCTTGGCGCGGCGCCCTACCCGGGCGGCAGGGGAATTCCGGCTTGGGAAAACTTGGCCTTGCGGGCCCGCTTCTGCGAAGACCTGCGACGAGCCCGAGCCGCCCAACTGAATGAGAAGCCCTCGCCCGGAAGCATATCGTCCTGAGCCTCCTGCTGCGGGTCCACAGGAGGAGCATTCGGAACCGGTGGGGGAGGCAGGTCGGGCAGTGATGGCTCAATGTCCTCCTGCTCCAACAGCGGCAACCCCATTCGGTCGCGCATCCAGTTCAAATCGTCGATTCTCTCCGGGTCAATCGTGCCTGAGGTGCGCAGATTGTTGAGCACTTCCGAGATCAACTTCTCGTCCTCGGCCTGCAGCTTCTCGCGGGTGAAGTCCCCGTAGTTGTCCTGCGGTCCGAAGTTGTAGTCAATCAGCCGGCGAATGAGCTGGTCGATGATCGTGTCTACAAGCTCATTCAGGATGTGCTCAAGCACGAGCACGAACAGCTCATAATGCTGCTTGCCCAGGCTGTATGAACCGGTGCTTCCCTGGTCTGCAATCAGCGACGGAAGGCCCAGGGCCCGGTAGGTCATCGTATTGCAGTAGCCTACGAGCTGGTGGAAGTCTTCGCCGAAGTTACGGGTCGGGTAGACCAGTTGGACTTCGGTCGATTCATCGACCGCCAGCGAACCCTTCTCCCCCAGCTTGTCCAGCAGTGCGCTGGTGTAGCTGAACAGGTTCGTGGTTGCGCCGGTCTTCGGGTCGGCCAGCATGGTAGAGCCACCCTTGACCTTGCCCACGCGGAACGGGGTGCCGTAGCGTTCGCAGCACGCGCCCCAGGCTTTCAGGATGACGTCCTTGATGAACCAGCTTTTGAAGGCGGGCTTCAGGCGGCTCCGGCCGTAGTAGTTCCCGAACTTGCCGCGGTGGGCGTAGTGAATAACCTTGGACGGCGGCAGCTCGGTCTGGTGGAGACCCCGGAAGTTCTGCCAAATCGTTCTGAGCTTGTTTTTATCCGGACCGTCCGTCCAAATATCCAGGTGAATGGTCTTCGGATGCAACGTTTGTAGGCCGCGCAGCCGGACCTTTCCGCCTTCTTGTTTCCAGAGAATCTCCGTAGTGGAGAAGCCAAAGGCCAGAGCCGTCAGAATGTCGCCACAAGCTTCGATGAAGTTTCCATCCATCTGCTCGAGGTTCGAGTTGACGAAATCTTCGATCTTCTCGTCCGTGTGCGTGTACTGACCCAGGCGGGCCAGCGCGGACATGGTCAGAAACTCGATGCCGGAGAACACGGTCTCATCGGTGTCGAGCATCCGCTCATACATCTCGATGGGGATGTTGTCCGGGTTGTAAACGCCCTCGGTCCACTGGCTTTTCCAGGTAGACCACTGGTTGTTCAGGATGTCGTTCAGGTTGATGCCCTGGAACGACGGACTGGGAGCGAACAACCCACGGATTTTCCCGGCAGCGGCTCTAAGTGCGTCCATACATACCGCTCCAGTTCGTGGTTGACCCGCCAGTTTGCATCATAGGTAGCGTGGTGCGAGTCCCGAAACACATCATCAAGGAGTCGGCCCTATCGAAACCATCTGACTCCTCGTCAGTCGCCAGAATCTTCTTAGCAACCATCAAAATCTGACCAGAGGCGCGATAGTCATACCGCATTGAGGCAAGCTGGCCAATCAGCCGGTCATCGCCTTGGTGAGCAATGCGACCCTCGAAGTATCGCTCGCGAAGCCCCCAGAAGTCCTGGGCGCGTAGGTTGGCAAATCGGTCGGTGTTGACGCCGCTCGTTGTGCCGCCCCGGAATTCTTCGACGCCTGGAACCATACGATTCATCTGGTCAAAGGGACCACCGCCCAAGCCGTCCGCGTCTACCCGATTCACCTTGGTGTCCAGGCGAGTAATCTCCGCAGCAGCTGCGCTGGAGAGTCGCACCGTGTCCAGGCCAGTCCAGCAAGTCTGCGGCGCCGCCACGTCTTCCAGGCGAGCCGTCCAGACCGATTCGGAGCTACCAAAGCGGGCCACGTCGAGAGCAGATACCGGGAAGTCAGAAATCTTGTGCCGGTGATTCCACCAGCGGGCGCTGTCGGGCAGGTCGTCCCAGCGGTAGGTCGCTTCCATGATGAGGTGCAGCGGCACCAGTTGGTCGGGCGCGCCGAGCGGAAATTGGCCCAACACGCGGACGCGGTAGATGTCGCTATCCCAGCCGAACTCTTCTTCCATGTCGGCCACGTAGATGGCCTGAACCAGCCAGGGCATCACCGGCTGCGCAGCGCGCAGGATCTTCAGGCGCTTCAGGCGGCCCTCAGTGGTGGTGCCTTCGGGGGTTAGCTTCCCGTCTGAGTCTACGCCGCAAGCCTCCCGCAGGTGTTTAAGGTTCGGCGTGTCCCAGGCTGACACCTGAAAGGTGTTATACATGTGCCTGGAGGACTCGAAGCTTTTGTGAACCTCGCCGGCTGGCTTGTTTGGGTTACCCAGCATCAACAGGCGAACGTGACCAGAGGCCATGATGCCACGAATAGCACCGAAGACACCGTCAGGAATGCCGCTGGCCTCGTCGAGAATGATGAGGATGTAAGGGGCGTGGAAGCCTTGGGCTTTTTCGGGGTGCTGGGGGCTGAACCCCAGCATAAACCACTCTTTACCCAGCTCCCACTTCGGCTCCGAGTAAAACTTGCCCCCCAATGGGCAGCCGCGCTGCTTGGCCTTCTCATACAGGCCGCCGATGGCCCTCCAGAGGACCTCGGACACCTGCCGATAGGTTGGCGCCGTCAGCAAGACGCACGCATTCGGGTGAGCCATCAGGAACCACACAGCGGCGTTTGCTGTGAGATAGGTTTTGCCGATAGAGTGACAGGCGGTTACCGACGTCCTGCGGTTATCGCGAACGCTCAGTAGTACCTGTTTCTGGAGGTCCCAAAATTCGGACCCGAGGAACTCGCGGCACCACCAGATGGGCTTGTTCTGGGCCCGATAGAAGTAGCCGTCTAACTCACTCGAGAGGGTCATCCGGTGACTCCATCCGCTTCTTGATGTAGTCGAGAACGGTGTTGCCGTCGTGAGCAGTCTTCTCTTCAGCGGCCTTTTGGTTCCAGCCGGCCTTGCACTTGAGCCAGAAGATGATGGCCGTCGTATCGCCAGCCAGACACTTTTCCAGCAGCTTGCCAGCCACTTGAGTATTGAGCAGATGGGTCGAGCTGGACAGCTCGGGCTGGAAGTGCTTGCGCAGCGTCTTCGCAGCGATACCCAAGGCGTCTGCGATGTCGTCTTGAGGCACCCCATTGAGAGCCATCAGGCGCACCTTGGCGCGGTCCTGGCCGGTGGGATGGTAGGGCGGGCGAGCCATTGGGTTCACCCCTCACTGGTCGCAAAAGCTGGTTTATTACGGATCCTTAGTGGATTAAATCCCGATAAGAACCGTGGCATCATATTATGATTAAGTAGATGCGGCCCACAAAGAGGCGGTCTTGGAGGCTAAAGATGGAACTACTGGCTCAACAAAACTTGCTCACCAGCGCGATCGAACTGGTGGGTCGGGCAATCAATAAGCGTAGCCCGCTCCCTATCTGCAAACACATCCTCGCCCGGACGTCCGGACGGCAGACCACCCTGGAGGCCACCGACCTCGACATGGCGATTCGCACCACGGTTCCTTCCTTCGCTTTTGAGGAAGGCTCGGTTGCCATCGATGGCCTGCCTGCCCAGAGCCTGCTCAAGGCTCTGCAAAAGTCGGATGAAAATCTTACTCTGAAAAGTTCACCTGAGGGCGGATTGTCCATCAAGTCCAGCGCCGGCAACTACTCAGTAACGACACTGCCCGCCGAAGAATTTCCTGATATCGACTACGCTCACCAAGGAGTGGTGCTTCAGGTTTCAGCCTTGGGCTTCAAGGAGGCTCTTCAGCAAGTGCTGTTCTCGGTGGCCGACACTACCGAATCCAGAGCGGTTATGACAGGAGTTCTTTTTGAAATTGACGGATACCGCATCAATCTGGTCAGCATTGATGGTCGCCGGATGTCCAAGACGGAGATTGAAATCTCAGCCGAGGAGCCTGTTTATTCCAATGCCATCGTTCCGGCCGCCGTGCTCAAAGAAGTCGAGCGGAGCATCAAAACCGAAAAAATGGTGGTCTTGAGTTTTTCGGAAAGCTTCCGGTGCACCATTGAGGACACAGTTTTTTACAGCCGACTGCTACAAGGCAGTTTCCCGGAGTATAAGCAGGTAATTCCTAGCCCGACTGCCTACCAATCGGTTATGCGGGCCGAGCGCAAAAAGCTTCTTGGTGCCATCCGAAGGATTCAGAAGTCCACTAAGCCGGCCAGTCGGAAAGACTTCAGGGAGCCTTTTCATCTGAATATCGGAGACTTCGGTGCTCTCAAAGTGACCTGTGACCAGAAGAATGTCGGCAAGGCTGAGGAAGTTCTCCCGGTGGTCTACCAGGGCAAGGACCTGCACATCGCCTTCAACGGGACTTACCTAGAAGAAGTTCTGGACGCTCTGGATTCCGAGGAAGTCGAGTTCCATTTCCAGGACGAAACCCGCTCCGCCAAGGTCAAGCCCTACGGTCCCAGCGACTATGCCCACATCCTTATGCCGGTTCGCATCCGAGAGGTGGCCTAAGATGCTCGCTCTGCACTCCGAGGGCTTCTGTCTCACTGTAGGCGCCCTGGTTCTTACAGTCATTTGCCGACCCAAGTCTACTTTTGACAGGCCAGTCAATGGCTCGCGCAGCTTGCGCCCGCCGGCAGCCATCCTCACTCTTCGCACACCAGCTTGCCGCTGGCAGTGTATATCTCGGGTGGGCAGAGCATGGGAGTCCAGATGAAAACCTGGATCGAAGCTTACACCGAAGTCCTGCTCAGCTTTTATCCTGACTGGTCGAAGTCAAACGCCGAACGGATTGCGAAATCCATGACCAACGACTTTTTATCCCTTGCCGAGGAGCCTGTAAGTCTTGCTATGGCAGCCGCTTGCCGCTCTCTCGGGCAACCCGCAAATCGCGCCGGAATCTTAGCAATCATCAATCAGTAGGAGGCCAAATGAACCCTTATGAAGCCAAAATTGCAGCCCGCAAAGAACGCCTGGAAGCGCGGTCTGAAGCCGCCACCAGCCGCGCACATCAATTGGCTACTCAGGCAAGCCGCCTGGCCGAAATCATCCCTTTCGGTCAGCCCATTTTGGTGGGCCACCACTCGGAGGGCCGGGACCGGCGCTACCGTGCCAAAATCAGTGGAACCTTTTCCAAGGCCTGCGAAGCTAGTCGCGAGGCAGATGATCTGGCTAGGCGGGCGGCCTCTGTTGGAACCGGTGGCATCTCTTCGGATGACCCAGACGCACTCGACAAACTCCGCGTCAAGCTGGCTGAGGCGGAAGCTCATCACGCGCAGATGGTTGGAGTCAATAAGATCATCCGAGCAAACGCCAAAGTAGTCGACCCTATCCCCAAGACCGTGCAGGCCATCCTTGACTGCTACCCTAATTTCAGCCGCAAGCTTGCGGAGGTTCTACTTCAAGGCGACTGCTGCGGACGGGTAGGGTATGCCTCATACCAACTCACCAATTCCAAAGGACGCATCAAGCAAATCAGTGAGCGCATTCAGCAGTTGGAGGAAAAGGCCAATCTGGAACTAGTAGAGGAACGAACCGAGCACTTTGTCTATCGGGAAGACCCGGACGAGAACCGAATTCTTTTCGAATTTCCTGGAAAGCCAGATGAGAACATACGCAAGGCGTTAAAGTCTTATGGGTTCAGGTGGTCTCCAACCAGGTGCGCCTGGGCAACCAACCTTACCAATCGGGGCCGCTGGTCGGCCAGCCAAATTAAGGAGATGCTAAAGTGAAGGCCATTACCATCAAGCAACCCTGGGCTGGGCTCATCGCTACCGGCCAGAAGACACTGGAGCTTCGCAAGTGGCGGGTGGTGCCACAGACCCTTCTGGTTTGTTCTGGCAAGAAGCCGGCCTTAGACTATAGCGGAGACGCCCTGGGGGTCACCATTTGCACGGTGGAGGTGGTAGACCTGATTCTGTTTCAAGAGCACCTGGCCGGCCAAGCCTGCATACCGCAGTGGATGGCCAAAGATTGGATGGGGTGCTGGGCTTGGGTTCTCAAGAACCCTCAGCCAGTCGACGCCAGGCCGATTACCGGGAAACTTGGCTTATTCACACCACGCTGAAAGCTTTTGCATCTGCAAAATTGGCCGCTCCGGTAAACTCGAAGGCGGCCGTTTTGCGTTGGTCTGTAGACGTATCCCAGACCACTTTCCCGGTGTTAGCTCGGCCAAGGCTGGGCTTTTTCTTCATCTTCCAGGACTTGCTCCGCGCCAGAGAGTTTATCAGTCCGTAGTGTCCGGTCCTAATATTGACCGGCTTCCTGGTGCACCGGTAAATGGATGCTACATAGTCCAGTAGGACTCCAGCCACTCCGATGCCCTGGAAATCGGGCATGCAGACAATCCTTGAGACCCGCCAAGAAGACCTGCTGGGATGCGGCATGTGCATCATTGCCACGAAGGCGATAGCGCATCCATCCTGCATTGCCACCCAACACTGGGCTGCCGAACCAAGATCAGCGCTCAAATAGTGATGCTTTTTGAAAAGGTCCCACGCTGCACGATCAACCCGTTGGATGGTGATGTCAAGGCTTGGTCTTCGCCGAAGCGACCTCCATTGAAAAGCATTCGTGGCCGGCTCATAAATCCAATCGGGCTGGAGCCATTCGATGATGTCATAATGACACGCCACCGCAACCATTTGCTTCTCGGCTTTGCGCACCGACTTGGCTACCGCGTGGGAGCCTATCTGAGCCACCTTGCGGTCTACGACCGAGGTGAACTCGTCAATTACAAACAGGTCTTTACACTCGGAAATAGCCCTGGCCATCGTCACACGGAACTGTTCTCCGTTGGAAAGCACGTGGAAGGGCCGGAGCCAGTTCGGGGGGGAGTTGAAACCCACAGCCGACAAGCAGTCTGTGATTTCACGGACAGGCATTCCATCTGCAAAACCAGACACAATAGCCTTATCCTTGGCCCATTCAAAGCCGGTCACCATTTTGCCGGGAAAAAGTTCCGCCGCTAGCGTGCTTTTGCCGCAGCCGCTGGGGCCGACGATCAGCCCGATGTTCCACGGCTTGGATTCCACAGGAAGGTCAACCTTCCACTCCACCTTACTGGTGCGGGATGGGGGAATGTCAAAAATGCCTTCCAGTTGCTTGACTCGAGCATCACTTACGATGGGGCTAGAACGCTTTACACTAAGGCTCGGCACTTAATCCCTCGGCTCTCTAGTTCATCAAGCAGCCCAGCCTGTTCGGCTTCGCCTTCGCAGTTGATAATGATGGCAAATTCTTGAGGAACGCTTTCGGATTCATCCTCGGCCTCTTCGCCAAGCCCCATAAGGTCCGCTAACTCAGTCCCATCAAAGCCCAAGATGCTGAGATCAAATTCTTCCTCCTGGAGGAAGCTCAACTCTGCAAAGAGCAACTCCTTGTCCCATCCGGAGTTCTCGGCAATTTTGTTGTCGGCGATGACGTAGGCCTTCTTCTTGGCTTCACTCAGGTGCGATACCCGGATAACCGGAACCTCCGTGAGCTTAAGCTTTTTAGCGGCCATCAGGCGTCCATGGCCAGCCAATACCATTCCCTCGTCATCCATGATAATCGGGGCGGTCCAGCCGAATTCGCGCATACTGATCGCGATTTGCTCAACCTGCTCCTGGCTGTGGGTCCGGGAGTTATTAACGTAAGGCAGTAACTCTTCGATTGCGACCATCTCGATACCGTCAGGAAATTGCATTATCCCACCCGAGGAAGATGTCGACAGTTTCGAATAGCTCGTTGCCCGACCGGCAGTTCTTTGCGCCGGATGTGGGCCAGTTGATGCTTGCTGAGTATTCCGTGAATAGGAGCGCAGTCAGCGAGAAGGCGGTCGGCCATCTCCTCAAGCTCATTGAGGGGCAGCTTGCCCCGTTTTGCGGCATGCAGTTTGCCTGCGTCGCGTCGATTCAAACTCAAATTATCTTTCCTCATGATATAGGCGACTTAGCCAGTTCAGCCTTATGGGAAAGGAATCGTGAAGTGTTTGATTATTTGTTCGATTAGCGATAGCCCGGGGGTAAGAGGCTGTTCTTTTGGTCCAGGTGCAGCTTTCGAATGAGGGCTGCATCCGGCACCACCTGGCCGGGCATGATGAGCGTGGGTTTGTGGACGGACTGAGCCGCCTCCAGTGCCTGCCGGGTCCGGCGAGCCTGCTCTTTCATCTGGTCGACCCGTTCCAGCCTGGCGCGGAGCAGATACTCGACAGCCTGCTCCGGGCTGCTGCCGGCCAGGGCCAGGTTGCCTGAGGTGGCATCGCCGGCGCCCTCTTCGGTTTCGGGTAGCTCGCAGCGAATCGTCATCACGAACCTGCCTTCAGGGAAGGCTTCGCGCAGGGCGTCGATGTGGGCGGTCAGGTCGTCGGGGTGGGGTTGGTTTTGCATGAGGTCCTCCTACTTGCGCTTGTGGCGCCATTGCTTCGATTTTGACTTGGGCTTGGCCACTGGTGCGGGCGGCGTAAAGCCCTCCACCATCACGTTCCGGGCCCTCTTGGAGCGGGTGTCACAGTCCCGAATATCCTTGCTGGCCATCTCGGACTGTCTGAAGATGCGAACGTCTGCCACCCCGGCACGCTGCCAGGCGGCCTGTACGAGCCCTAGGATGGCCCCTGACTCCCCGCTGGGGTCGTGGGACCCCTGACGCAGCCGGTTGAGCTTCCCGGCCACCCAGGTGTTGTCTGTGGTGTAATCCACCCGGCGGCATCCCCACACCCAGCCCTGGGCCTTCAGGGAAGCGAGGTGCTCGAATCCGAGGAGGCAGGCACGCAGTTCAGCGATGTTGTGGTTCTCGCCGCTCAGGGTCTTGTTTTCGTCGATGGCTGGGTCTGTGTAGGCCTGCTGGATGCGACTCACTACCCGGGCGTCATCGCGCACGGTCACGGCCAGGCCGATGCGCGCCTGGCGGCCGCTCACGATGAAACTGGCATCCGTGTAGAGGCGAATCAACCCAGGTTTTCCTGGCGCTTCCTCATCGCCGCCTCTGACTGCGCCGGCCACGGCAGGCGACTTTGCCGGCCATCTCATCCAGGCTATCGCTGCGCGGACTCAGCCCGTTCGCCCAGGCCCGCTTAAGCTGCGCCTCTTCCCACTTTTGGAGTTCGGCCCCAACCGGGAGGCAGGTCTGCGCTAGCCAGTCCCGGTAGTAAGGCCATTCGCCTTTTACTCGGGGCTTGATTGCGAAGTAGTCAGCTCGACAGGAGCCACAAAAGCAGTAGGCTCGGTTAGCTCCAAAGACAAGAGACCAGTAGGAGTTGCGGGCTTCTGCCTTGCCGCATTGCAGACAGGGGGGCGCGCTCATTTCCTGCATCGGTCGACGATTTCCTGAGCAGTCGGGAAGGGCCCCTGGTAAACGACTCGCGCTGGGCAGCCAGTCATCAGCGTTCTCCATCCAGGCGGCAGCGCGCAGGTGTGCTCCGGCGGGTTGGGTATCTCAAAGAGCAGGTTGCCGTTGCAGTCATAGGCTCGACTGGCATTTTCGATGTAGGGGAACCGCTCAATGTGGTCATTCACCCTGCTGCTCACAGGTGCAACTAAAGTATCGCTGCTCGCAAACGCTGCAAGAGCCCCAGTAAATCTCGTCCCATTCATCGCTAATCTGCTTACGCTCAGCACCAAATAACCTCTTGGACAGCCAGTTGTGAGCTTTCTCGATGGCCTGGCCCAAAGCGAAGAACGGCGCGCTCAGCAGAGCGGCCGGAGCCACGACAAAGAAGCGGACGAATTCAAACACAAATTCAAGGGCCGACCGCTGCCTGTCCAGCCGCTTACGCCTCATGCGCAATGGCTCAAGACGGGCCGTTAACTCCGGGTGGTCAAACCTGCTCATGCGTGCGTCCCCACCAGCGCCATGCGACCATCAGACAGTTGGACCGAGTCAATGCTGCAACAGTCCCTGAAGTAGGGGCACCAGACATCCCGATCGCCCGGCTCAGGTGCCTCGCGGTGGTCGTGGGGATACACTGCAATCCAGTCCTCGTCCCCGCCCTGGTCGCACTCCTCGCGCATCCACTCGGGCGCATCCGACCAGTAGAAGAACTGGATGGCGTTGGCCTCCTGGTCGCCGGCCAGAGCGTTTCGGCGTCGAGCCGACTTGGCAGCCCGCACGATCTCCAGGCCCAGCTTGAGGGCCTCTTCGGGCTCGAAGTAGTAGGCTATGGCTTGGCCACCCTTGAGACCATGGAAGCTGTCGGGTAGGCCGCTATCGAGGCATTGCAGCCTTACGATGCACTGCTCTTTGCCGGCATGTTGGCACTCCAGTTCCTGGACGTTGACGATGTCGCCATTGCCGTCCTCAAACGCAGCCGAGGTGTAGTCGCGTGCCATTACCACACATCACTGGTGACCGTTGCGGCCTCTACCAGGAGCTCAAGGTCCTCGGCAATGTGGTAGCCGATCGACGAATCGCCGGCGACGTGCTCATATTCGCGCTTCAGGTCAGCAATGAAGTCCTCAAGCAGGGAAGCAGGAACGACCTTCACGCAGCTCCTCAAGTGGGGATTTGTGCGACGTAGCTCGGTCAGCTCAATGTGGGCCTCAAGGCTGTCCTCAAGGTGGGCCACTTGGCGCCGGATGCGTCTGGCCTCGCCGATGAGTGCACCGATGGCAAAGCCGATGAGAAATAGGGACAGGTTGGACATCATACCGGCAGCCTCTGCACTCCAGCGGCCACGTTAATCTGGTTGTTTAGCCAGCAGGTTCTACAAAGCGAATACGAGGCGTTAGGCCCCAATAGTTGCCAGTCACTCCACTCAAAGTTCACGGGGTCACGCTCTCGGTATGTGGTTCTATAGCCGCAGAAAAGGCAGGGGGGAGAGTAAAAAAGCTTGGCCAACGGCCACATGAAGGCAATCGCCTTCCGGTCGCCCATCATTTTGCGCCAAACCAGGGCGAGGTCCTGAGCCAGTCTCACTTGCCGAGCCTCACCATAAAGACAATCTCGCCATCCACGAATGCAAAGTCACTCCACGGCTCTTTGGTCCAAGCCTCGGGCTCAGCCCCTTGCCACCACATTAGAACGGAATCTCGTCCACGGACATGCCGTCATCGTCATAGCCGCCGCCGCTGCCCCAGCTGCTGGACTCACCACCCGAGCGCGGCCGCTCATCCGACCTGGCCCCGCCATCCCTGGCCCGGTCGCCACTGCTCAGCATCTGCATCTCGGAGGCCGTAACCTCGAAGGCTTTGCGCTTCTGGCCGTCCTGCGTCTCGTAGGTGCGGGTGCGCAGGCTGCCCTGGATGGAAATGAGCTTGCCCTTGGTCAGGTATTCATTGCAGATCTCGGCTAGGCGCTCCCAGGCCACGATCGGGACGAAGTCGGTTTCCTTCTCGCCCTGGCTCCGGCCACGGGTGCGGTCCACGGCCAGCGTGAACTGGGCCACGCCCTTCCCCCCCGGCGTGTATCGCATCTCAGGGGCTGAGACCACCCGGCCAATCAGGACCACCAGGTTCATACTGCTCATTTCGATTCACCTCGATTGAATATGGCCTCGGTTCGCTTCACGTCGGCCTTGGATTTGAGAACGTCTCGGACGCCGTCGACTCCTATGACGTGCAGCACGCAGTAGGCAAGGAAGCAGGTCAGGTAAGGGTGCGTGAGAGCCCAGGTCATACGTGCACGCCCCAATAGCGGCAGGCCGCCAAGCATAGCCAGACCGTGGCGGGGAGCCAGACAGGCATTGTCATCCCTAAAATGCAGCCAAAGCAGCAGCCCTCGTCGGTCACCTACACCCCCTTCAATGCACGGAGGATGGGCGGCAAGACCAGCCCCAGCATTCCGAACCGCTGGCAGAAAAGCCAATAGGTGATGGTGCAGACGAAAAAGACCGGAGCCGTGGCCGGCTTGGGGTCTTTCACCCTGGCCAATTGGATGAAATACAAGAAGATACCAAAACCTCCGAACAGTGCCCAGGTAATAGGGACTGATACAGCGATAATCAGGGCAAAAAGCATCAGGTATCCAAGGCAGGCCAGCATATCGTTCTCTCTCACTTGCGCTTCCTCCAGCCCCGGGCTTCGTTGCTCCACTTGGCAATTTCGTAAATCACATAGGCCACGGCAAGCAGCCAAAAAAGAATGGTGCCGGCCCAGCCGAGGCCGCTTTCCCACACCCACTTGTCCCAGGGGCTACGATAGACCACGATTTGGGCGAAATTCACGATGCTTTGTCTCCCTTTTTAGGGTTGAGGTGCTTGTCGATAATGGCGGCGTGCGCCTCGAGAATGTCTTGCTTGATGTCGGGCTCGATCTGGTAAAGCTCGTGCTTGATGCCTCGGCGGTCGCTCAGGTCTTTCCAGATGGCTTTTGCCGCCTTCATAGCTGCAAGGGAGTAGCTCATTTCGGTGGTTCATCGCCTTTCCGGTAATACTGGATATTGCAATCCTCTGGAACAGCCGGCTCGGGCCGCACGATGCGGCGGCCGCAGGGGGTCAGCAGACAGTGGATAGCTATGAATCGAATGGACTCATCCTTCTTAATCTGGGTGTATCGCTCCACTCGGGCTCCGTTCTTCTCGTGGCACCAAGGGCAGTCGATGCGCTCGTGCGGGTCATTGGCTTTCTGCTGGAACGAGCTGGCGGAGAACCTGGCATCGAACCGGTCAGACCGCTTGCCGGTGTATCCCTCTTCCTTGGCCACGCTGTCCCAGCGCAGCACACGCCGGAAGGGCTTGTCCTTGGACTTCTTGACCTTGCCGGCCATCAGGGACTCCAGCAACTTCCAGCCGTTGCGCAGGCCCTCCATGGCTGCCAACGTCTTGGTGGCGGTGGTGGGGGAGAAACGGACCTGGTCGAGGTGGGAGAGCACGCATCCGGAGCAGCTCTCCACGCACTGGGTGCCGTTGCCGCGCCGATGGGGGAGCTTACCCAGGCCATCCGTCTGCTTCCAGTTCTCGCAGCTCCAGCAGGCCGGCTCGCGGCTCCATTCGGGCTTGGCAGCCAGGTCGGTGAGAAAGATGACCGTCTCGATCGGGTCTTCCATCCGGCCCACGGTCTCGTAGTCCATCACATAGCGGGAGATGGGGGGCGGCTTGAGCGGCAGGGCGTGATAGTTGGCGCTCATTAGTTGTCGAGCGCCTCATCGTCAAGTAGTGGCCGGCACTGAATTTGCCTGGGATCCATCTGGCGCTTGGCTGGGGGCTCCATCTTTACGCTGATCGGGCCGCCGAGGTGAATGGCTTCGGGTATGTGGACGGTGCGGTTGGGACTGAGGGTGACCCTGACCTGGGAAGCCTCCAGGACCTTCAGGCGGGTCTCCAGTTGCTCCATTCGAGACACAACGCCCCGGCTGTGCTCTGTGGCCTCGGCCAATGCCCGCTCCAGGTCACGGATGCGGTCGTCGGCAATGGCGGCCAGTTTCAGCCTGTCCCTTTTGATGTCGTTGACCTCGTCCATCAGGAGGTGAATGGTATTCAGGCTATTGCTGAAGTCGCGGCTCATCTGGTTCTGCCAAGCCTGCATCGAATCAACGCTATCCTTGGCTTGCCGGCAGATGGTGTCCATTTCGGCCAGCCAGACCTTGGCGTCGTCTGAGTTCAGGAATCGGGTGTTGTCGAACAACTGCCGCAGTTGAGAGTTGAAAGAGTCGACTGTTAGGGCCAGATTGACGATTTCCGCGCTTTGACTGGTGAGTTCTTCGCCGAAGTCAGTTGCATCGCTCAGCGTCTCACGGACCGCTTTAAGTTCTGCCCGTAACTCGTCAATGTCGTTCTCTGCCCGGATGAGGCGCATCCTCTTCTCGCCCATGCTAGTTCGGGTCCACCACGAAGGCCAGCTTGGCCCGTGCCTCTGGGGCGTGGGCAGCTACCTGGTTTAGAGCATCCTCCAGGCCCTCGTTGTAGCTGTCCACGAGTCGGCCGTCTAACCGGGCCTGCCACCAAATCGCGACCCCGATTGCAAAGGCCAGGGTGGTCCCGGCGCCGACATAGAAACCGATGAGATACTCCATGGCCCGCAGTGTAGGGACGCGAATACCGTTTGTCACCGATAAGCGATTCAGACTTTTCCCGACGCCGACCCGTGATTTTCCTTCAAGATATTCAACAAACCCCGCCTCAGGTCCGACCACCAACGATGTCCTGTCTTTCCTGTAAACTGGCTAACAACTGCTCAGCCTGGCGAAGCTTGCCATCGAGATACGTGATCAGAAAATTGTCCTCTGGCCAAAGTCTAAGCACTTCTCCCTTGATCTCGTTGAGGGTGTCGATTGTGTCCCTATAGTGCGCGCCTTGATACTCGTAATAATTGCTCAAAGCTCGTCCTCCAGGATTTCGTCCAGTTGCTCAATGGTCAGCACCGGCTTGCCGCGCTTCCAGTCCCACAGGTCAAAGCCGGCAGAGAATAGCGCAGCAATGGCCAGTGCCGCATACCATCATCACCGAATCAATGGAAGCAGCATCATAGATTCCGTGCGGCCTATAGTCGTCGTTTTCATTGGTTTCGTAGATAGTCGCCTCAGCATCGGCAACCCGCGGATCGCGCTCCACTTCAGCCTGTAGCTGCTGGATAAGTTCCTTGACGGTCACGCAGCCTCCAGCGTCTTAAAGAACTCGCGCCGGGCCGTTGCCGCAGCGACCAAAGCTGTCACCTGCTCGGGGGTCATCTTGGCCAGTTCGCTCAGCAGGTCTTCAGGGGCGACCCGGTTGGGGAACGTGAGCCCTTCGTAGTTCCAGTTGAAGACCATGTCCCGAACAGGCTCAGGTGCCAATGGTGCGGCCACCAACGGCAGGCCGGCCATCTGCTCGCTCAGGTGGTTGTGACTCTCGGTGATGCGGTCCTCTAGCTCCTGGAAGCGGCGGGCGTTGTCAGCGTCGACCTGCTCCTGCTCGTGCAGCATCTCCACCCGGGCCAGCTCGAGGTAGCCCAGCCGGTTCTCGTGCAACTGGTGGCCATCGGAGAAGGCTTTGTATCGCTCCTCTGCCCGCTCACAGATTGCGTTGACTCGGTCAATCAGGGGTCCGCTCCATTCCGTAGGCTTAGGTGGGTTGAACTCGCCTTCGTGCAATTCGCCCGGCCCAACGGAGCGCACTTCTACCGGTTGCCCATCGTCATCCAGCACTCGCTTCACGGCTTTTTCCATCGCGGCCTGAATCTCGACCGGGCATTTCTCGGTCAAAAAAACGCGCTTCTGCTTGGCGCCTACTCGCTGCTTGCCCCGGTAGTGGTCAACAGCGTCATAGCCTGGAGGAGGAGGGGTCAGGCCAGCAGCCGGCAATGCCTCTTTGCTTTCCACGACCGGACTGGGCTCAACCTTGGGCTTCCGGCTGGCCCGCTCTTTGCGCGTCTTCTGGGCCTGCTCCGGGTTGGCCGCTGCAATCGCCTTCTCGATGCGTTCCTGCGTATCGACGCAAAGCGACATGCGCATAGTCAGGCCCTGGGCGAGTGCGGACTGGCTGATCGCGGCCGCCTTGGCCACGTCCTTGTAGGCCAGGTGCTTCGCCTTCATCGCCTCTTTCGTCCGGTCGCACCATTCCGGGGTTTGGGAGAACGTCATGCCTGGTCTCTTTGCCATCGTTTCCTCTTCCTGGCCGTCCGGGCCAATCGTCACAGTGATGGATGGACACTTCCAAGCGCTCTGCACACAGCGATAGATGCGCTTGTGCACGTGGCCGGTTTTCTCGGTCCATGAGGTGTAGTCTTCAGCCCGCAGGCCGCCCCCGCACCGTGCGCACTTGCCCACGACAGCCGGCTTGGGCTGGTCCTGGTGCGTAAAGGGTGAGCGCTTCTTGCCGTTCTCGTCGATTGGCACTACTCGCATGGCTGCTCCTCGGGAAACAGCCGGGAGGACCTGGTTGCCACCAGCCACACCCGTTCTGTCGGGATGTTGTTTGCAATGCGGACCTCAGCCAACACGCAGCCCCACTGGGCCAGAAAGTGCACCTCGTCCTGAGCATCGGGATAGACCTGCCACAGGTCCCATCCTTCTTCATCGAGGTAGCAGGCCGAACCAATTGACAGGGACCAGGCGCGTCGGGGGCAGGTGCCGAAACAGAGGTAAGGTGCTCCCTCCTTGCCAACGTGCACAACGGGTGGTGAGTTGATAAGCAGTCCATCCCGCAGGATGCTCTCGCGGCGGGCAGCAGGCGACCAATGGAAAAGCGTCTCTATTCGCATGGCCGCTCCTCCAGGAGGCTGGACACCGGCACCCAAATGGATGAGCACCCGGCCTTTACGCTGGCGTGCGGCTCGGCGAAGTCCGTTGTATTGAAGCCTCCGAGCTTGTAGCGGGTCGGGTCGTGTGCTAGGTAGACGGCCTGGCCGACCGTGAAGCCGCCCAGCTCGACCGGATGGCCGCCGCGCAGCTTGCGCTCGTTCAGCCAGGTCCGCAGCTTCTCTTCGGTCTCGGCGTCGAAAGACAGCACCAGTGGGTTGCGCTCGTCCTCGATGAAGAAGCCGGGCCGCGGGTAATCGTCCTGGCAGAACACGGTGGGGGAGAGCTGGATTCGCTCAGACATTCTTCCGCCCAATCCGGGCCCGCTGGGTCTCTTCGGTGATGACCTCTGCCTGCGGGGGCTTCAGAGCCTCTCGGGTTTGCGCTTGGAGGCGCTCAAGTTCAGCCTCTTCCTTGGCGTTTAGGCCAAGGATCATCTTTACAAAGATGAGCTGTGTGCGCCGCTGATTTAGCAAGAGAAACTCTGCTGAACGTGGACTCACAACTGCTGCACCCGCTGCTGGTGCCGAGCAAGCAGCCACTCCCGAAGCTGGTCTTCCTCAGCCAAGGCCAGCGTGAATCGCTCGCCCTCTGGCTTGAGCCTAACCTTGACCTGGTCGCCGTCTGCCGAGAAAGTGACCGTCTGGTGCTCGACCGGCAGCTCAACGAAGCCTTCGTATAGGCGCCAGACGCGGGCGTAGCCAGTGGCCTTCAGCTTGAGAACTTCGCTCACAGGTCGGCCTCGGTCAGTGGCGGAAGGCCCATCTTGCTTCGAAGATAGTTCAGATCGTCGAGGTTTTTGCGAGTCCAGATCCCAGATTTCTCAAGCTCGTCAAACAACCCAAGTGTGTGGCTGGCGGCCTGGATGTCAGCGAAGACAAAAGGCGTTTTTGCCCAGACCTCAACAAGGCGCGTAGCTATCCATCTCCCGAGTTTCCAACTGCGTTCCCGCTGTCGGCACCGCAAAAGCATCTTGCGCCGCTGTAGCCGCTTCCAGGCCCTGTTCTTGGCTGGGCTCGCAAAGCTAATGTCGACCAGGTACCCAGTCATGGCCATCTGCACCATGCCGCAGTTGTCCGCTGGCTGGCCGTCGTTGTGAAAGTCAATGTTACGCAGCTTGCCGGTGACGCCGTGCCCCACAAACTCGATTTCCTTGGGTGCTTGCACAGGCTCCAATCCCATCAGCGCGCTAATCACGTCAGCATTGATTTCAGTGGCCTGGAAGGTGCCGGTTAGCTCTTTGAGTGGTTCCCCTATGGGCTCAACGCTCGGTTCCGACCGATGCACCTGGACACCGGAAACAGTCCCGATGGTGAAGCCGTTGAAGAATGCCTCGCCGCTCACAGGCCGACCTGTCTCTGCTGGGCTTCCAGCATCTGCTGCACTTTGTTGGCGTCGTGCTGAGAAACTCGATGACTAAACTCCGCCAGCGCAGCCTTGCACCTCGGCTCATCACCCTTGCGTGCCCAGTTCCAGGCCTTGCGCCACTCGGGCAGTTCAAATAAATCGCCAACCGGCTTCATCGTGCTCATCGGATTGTGGTAAGCGAGCAACTGGGCGGTCATTTTGTCGACCACCCGTTGGGACATAAGCTTCCGGATGCGCATATAGGTCTTGCGCTCTACCCGGCCGTGCTTCAGCCACTGGTGCTGAGCGTAGAGGAAGGCGGTGACGATGCTCTCGTAGTCGTAGACCTTAGCCACGGGGTGCCATCCGATAGGCTGCAAAAAGGACTTCTTGAACCTGCTTGTTAGTGCAACCGACGTCACGGCAGGACTGAATTAGGTTCAGGATCGGTTCCTCCTGACGCCGGCGCTGTTCTTCCTCTGGGCCCACCTCGTCCAGAAATGCTTTGAGCTTGGCGAGCCTACGGGCACCTTCGCGGCCGTTTAGCCAATCGCGCAAAGTGTCCTCACAGCCTATGGTCTCGAATGGTTTGTCCAGTTGCTCGTGCTCGTGAGGGCGGTGGTCGAATCGGCTCAAGAGAAAGAAGCAGTCGCCACACATCACGCCGGCAGCGTGCGGAGCAGAGGGATGAGCCCGAGTGTGGACGCTGAGTTGACCGCAGACCATACAGCGGAGCGGGTTGAGCCCGCCAGTCCACGTGCCCGGGTTGACCTGGAAGCCCCCACCCGGCACTAGACCGGCTCCTGATTGCTGGCCAGTGCCAGGCTCCGGGCGTCCTCGCTATGGGCCCACTTCCAGGCGTTGTCCCGCAGTGTGGAGATGTAGCCCTCGACCTGCTCCGGATGCTCCAGGAAGCGCCCCAGGAATTCGTCGCTGGTCTTCACCAGCACGCCGAGCTGGTTGTTGGCCTTGGCCAGCACCTGATAGGAACCAGGCTCATCGACGAGGGGGTAGGCCTGCACAATCACGGAGACAGGCACAGCCTTCCAGCCCACGCCGTGGCCGGTCTGCAGGTCCTTCTCGGCCTGCTCGCAGCAGTAAGCCAGAAGAGCAATGTGCTTCACACCGGCACCGCTTTGGGCCGCGGCTTGCGCTTATGACTACGCACAGCCTTGTTGACGGCCTCGAGGTGGGAGACCTGAGCCTCTGCAGACCTGAGCGCTTCTTTGGCCTGGGCCAACTGGTTTTCAGGCCGGTTCTTCCTGGTGTGCTCCATCAGTTTGGCCAGGTTGCCGAAGTAGTTGGCCAGCATCGCCGCAAACTCGGACGAGACTTCCAGCCTGATACACTTCGGGTCTGCGTCAGGCTTGAAGCTGTCTACCGCCTCAGTGATGCAGATTCCGGCGCTGGTGCCGGCCTCCGAAACAAAGGCATCGAAGTGGATGGGGCCTGCGGTGCACTGTGCGTGAGTGCCCTCCTTGTAGGCCTTGCTGCGCAGCACGCCGCCCCGAGAGGTTGTGTCGTGAACCGTGAAACTCATCAAGCTACCTTCGCTTTCTTGGCATCGATCAGGGACTTCGCGTGCAGGCCCACCCGGATGGCGGCCAGCATCTTCGGATACGTGTTGGTTGCGCTGGCCGTCATCAGCAAGGCATCCCGGCAGGCTCCCGCGGCCACGCCGGCACGCTGCCCCAGCTCGCGGTAATCCCAACCCAGCGCGTTCATCCAAGCCTGCATCTCCATCGCGCCGAAGGGCGTGAGCATCCCGTTGTCCTTCTGGACGAATGCGTGCTTCTCGACGTCATCCAGGCCCAGGAACACGCGCTCCGTGTAGGGTCCAGCATTGAAGTCTCGGCTCAGCCGGGGCATACCCCGACGCCAACCAAATTGGCGCTCTCGCTGCACGTCCTGGAACTGGGCCCCCTCCTCGCCGTCGTAGACGAAGAAGCGGGAGACGCGGATCTCGACGAGCACCTTGTCATCGTCTTCGGTCACTGGGACTGTGCCGGGTTCCGGCTCGATGGGGGTAGCGTTCTGAATGACGACGACCCCGCGGGCAACTGCTGGTTTTTTCATGGTCCTCCAGGGCTTTCGCGGCTGTGCCTGGCACTGACGGGGCCGCTCTCCGGGCCTGCCTGGGGGCCAACAGGGCCTACTACTACGCCGACTATGGCTGGGGCTGTTAACCCCTGGTGCCGCGCCGCCAGTGGAAGGGGGGGGACACTGGCAACGCAACTTTTGCGCCGGTTTGACCCGGCAATTTCTCTCGAGTAGACAGGAATTGAACCTGCAACCTCCTGGTCCCAAACCAGGCGCTCCGCCAAGTTGAGCTACTACTCGTTGGCGGAAGAGTGAGGGCTCGAACCCCTGCGCCTCCCGACGCCCCGACGGTTTTCAAGACCGTTTGTGCACCCGGCACGGACTCTTCCAACTGCAACCACTCTGAAGCCCGGCACGGGAATCGGACCCGCGACCTTGCGCATACCAAGCGCGTGCTCTACCACTGAGCTAACCGGGCAGGTGAGTCCGCTTTTTCTTAAGCGGTAAAAATGCCAGCGGTGAGTGGCCCGCCAGCCGTTCTGCATACTTAGCGCCCACTCGCGCACCGAACCGTTGTCCTCTTGTTGAAACCCGATGAACCAGAGTAAGGCTTAACTTACTTATCGAGGCCAGTCCTCTTGGACACTCGCATATCCTCGATGGCTATCGCGATCAAAGCTTCTGCCACCGAAACAGGTCCGAGCGCTCCGTTACGAGGGAGCCCACCAGGTGAGCACACCCGATGGCTCCAAAGCCCCCGCAACTTCTTACTCTTCACTGCCGTATTCCGGCCTCGATGTCTTGAATTGGATTCGACCGACCACTGACCTAGCCGAAAAACTGTTTGTTTTTCTAGTATCTTCGTCTTATTCGCTTGCCACCTCGCCTGCACATCACATGCGCGATACCGTGGGGGAAATCTAGGGGCCTGCTGGGGTCCCTGGGAAAGCCTGTGGTGACAGATTTTGTCACCAGTCGCCAAATGCATCGGAGACGGCATCCTCCATCTTGACCTTGTCCCTCCAGCCTGGTCGGTCTTCCCATGTCTGGTCACGGGCTGGCGTGCTTACCTTCGGCTGAGATTGCTCCAGGCTGCTCTTGCGAGCGGGTTGCTGCTTGGGTGGCGGCTGGTTCTGTTTGCGCTTGTGGTCGAATCGCGGGCAGGCGCAGCAGTAGGAATGCGGCAGGTTATTCTCGGGCTTGGTGCAGGTCTGGTTGGGCATATCGGCTAGACACTCCACCGCCTCTTCTCGAGCCGCTGCGAAGGCGACTGCTTCAGCTTGGGCTTGTTCCTGAGCAGCTGCTTTTGCAGCCGCTTTTTCCATCGCCGGCCGGTTCTCACGTTCGTAGTAGCGACGCCGCACTTCGTCTGCTTCTGCAGTGGCCTTACGTTGGGCTTCCGTCTCGATACAAGAACAGTCCACGATGTAGGTCCAGCGGGTGCGCCGAGCAGGCCGGGAAGTCTTGCAGCACGGACATTTTCCCCAGCCGCGGCCTTCCTTCAGCCTGGTGTTGCATTGGGGGCAAGCCCAATGTGGTCCAGGCACGACCATGCACGATTTGAACTTCGAGAGCTGTGCCAGCGGTAGCTGGCCCTCATCCCAACCGACTTCGACACCGGCGTTTGCCAGGCAGACCAAGCATAAGACCTGAGAGTCTTGCTCGACATGGACTGTAAGCTTTGCGATTTGTTCCTCAGTTAGCTGCATCGTCGGCGCTCCAATTCCGAAAGGTCGGGCTCAGGCGGTGGCAAAGGTGGCTTTCCCCTGGCTGACCGTTTCTCGTTCTCGTTGTGCCAGTCGTTGGCGGCCTTGAAGTAGCGACGTTGGGCGACTTTACGAATCCAGGCGATGAGCTTGGGCGGTCCAAAGCCAGCGAGTTCTAATGCCTCAGCGTGGCGGGTGGCCAGGTCGAGACCCAGCTCGTAGTCGGCTTGAGTGAACTTGCCGCCCCATGGGGAATCCTTGTTGCAAAGGGCCATCATGTCTCTGACAAGCTGGTCGGCCTCTTGAACTTCGGGTATGAGTCCTTTGAAACGAGCTTCGATTATCGAAATCAAGCGGTTTCCTGTCGATGACATCGTCTTAATTCCAGCAACCATTAAGGAACGGCCTGCATTGCCGCCTTCAAAACCCTGATTTTTCGGCTCTTCGCGAGATTGTACGCTGCATGCCGTGTTTTTTTGGTGTATAGGTTTCTCTTCTCTTCTCTTCTCTTCTAACCCGGAATTCTCCGGATTTCCGTGGATGTCCGCGGACACTTCTGGGACAGCCGTGGATGTCTCCGGAATTTGTCCGGATTTCTTTGGGCGTCCGGGCTTCGTTTTGGAATTGGCTTTATCACGGGCTTTTTTCTTGCGCTCGGCCTCGTCCTCGAAAGGCAAATACCACGAAGAATGTTCGGCAACAGACAAAATTCCGTCGTCATCTTTGATAATCCACCCGAAATCCAAGAGGTCGGAAAGGAAGGCTTCTTCTACCTCTGAGCGGTGTAGCTCGGAAAGTATTTCGCAATCCAGGGGTGTGCCGTCGATAATCAACAGACCTCCTGACCGCGCCTCCTTCGCGAGGGTCAGAATGAAGAACCAGAGCTCAACGAATCGCTCCCACTTCTTCATCATCTTGATGGCCACGGGACGACGAAAGAAGTCCATGGGACACTGAACAAACCCACCAGTTTTGAACCCCATTTTAGAGACGGCCTCCGTGTGTGTAGATGGTCATGCTGGGTATGCCTTTCTGATTTTGCCGCGGAGTAACTCAAAGAACGAGATGCGGGCTTCGACGTCGTTTTTGAGCAGGTTGTAAAGCTTAGTGGCCGTCTCTGGAGTGCACCGGCCGGAATGGTGATCGTTGCTGCACTGGCTGTTTTTGTATTTCTCACGCTCGCGCTGGGCGACCAGGTCGGCTGAAACCTTGCCGGTGGCCACCAGGGCGCGCCAAGCCAGGGAGGCCTTGGCATAGGAGCATCCGAGGAAATCGCCCATGTCGCCCACGGTGGGAACGTGGCCGGTCTCGTCCAATCGCTGGTGCACGAAGGCAGCCAGGCGGTCCAGGCCTTCCGGCACCAAGTTGGTTTGGCGGTGGATTTTGGTAACTTGCGGAACTTTCAAGCTATAAGTCACGGCCGCCACCCCACAAAAGGGATGTAGCCAGCTGCGACTAGGGCGGTTTGCGGCTCTTCGAAGTACTCGCCAATGTCTGCCGCGAGCTCGCGAGTAGCGTGCTCATCACCCTTTTCGAGCTTGCTAATCATCGTCTGGTTCACGCCTATGCGTTGAGCCAGGGCTAATTGAGTCAAGCCGAGGCGTTTACGCT